AAAATTTGACATATGTATATCTCCTATATAATGTCAACAACCTAGAAACATTACAGATTTAACGCACCTGTAATAACTTTGGCAGCAGCTTCTGCACTGTTGCCGAGTAAGTATTGATCTTCCATGCCATGACGGTTCTTACAAACCCGCGCCGGATTAGGACCTGTGTACATGATGCGGTCACCCGTACCACGTGCCTTAGCCTTACCATTTGTCTCTTCGATATTCTGGACACAGCCTAGCTGTAAGATATTGTCACACCAACGACTCGTCAATGCCCAAACAAATAAATTGGCAGCAGGAATCCAGCGGTCGAAATCAGGACTGTCCGGCGAGTTCATCTTCTTGACCTGAATGTGCGCCAAGATGACTACATTGGTTCCCTTGTCAGCAATCCTGCTAAGGACATATAGGAACGATCTCCAAGTATCGGCAGTTTCTTTCCAACCATTAAAATACGCCTCAAATTGCTGACGATCACCACCGTACTTGGTCTTCTTAATATGCTCAGAAGCCAAGATTTCAAACCCCTCAAGTGCGTCGAGAACTAGGGTTTCTGGAACCTTATCAGACTCCAGTAGTTCATCGAGTGCTTGACATGTATCCAACCAATTATCCATTGGTGGAAATGCTGGTGTCGCTGGAATCTGACCAGCCGCTTGTAATATACCTAATGAATCCTCGCCAACAGCTACCAAAAATACAGGGTCAGGGAAATGTGCTGCTGTACTTGTCTTGCCCACACCCTCACCGCCTGAGATGACTGTCTTTTCACCTCTGGTGGCTGTTTCTGTCGTGATCCTCTCTAAAAAACTACTCATTGCTACTCTCCTGTGCAATTAAACTTCTAAAATAAAACTCTACTCCTAAATGAAATAACGATCCTATACGAAGGGATTGGGTATCGTAACCCACCTTCTGTATGGATTCTTCGTATCGGTAATAGAACTTCCTGCGACATGACTTGAAACATGTAGCCTTTGAGAACGAAATCTTATTGCTACCCTTCTTGTTTCCACCCTGTCGTGGTTCCCAGTCCCCATTGTCTTCGGTGCTAGTGCCATCGCATAGTCCCATGTACTCACACTTAGATCCGTATGCTAGGCACTGACTCGTATTCTTATAGAAATGGTCAATCCCAGTGATCTGACACTCTTCAATGTCATCCAGGACCAACTGCATTGCGTACAGTTCATTCGCCATGTCAACATTACTGCGATGAATAGGTACGCTCCGAGCAAAGTACTTCTCAGGGTTCTGCTCAATGTGCTGGTTGATACGGATCAGGTAGCATTCGGCGTTTTCCTTAGCCTTGGGGTCTGATTCGTACAGTTCTTGTGTAGTTTTACATATCTCTACACCTAAGTACGTTCCATCTTCAATGATTTCACGCCTAGTACCCCCAGCTTCGCTTGTATCGCCTTTGGGTATGCTTTTAGGTCTTAGGGTAGGGACTTTGATGTAGTCGATTAGCGTGTGTGTGAGCAACTCTCCTGATGCTGCCATTAGCATGGAGTACAGAGTAATCTGTTCGCTGACATTCGCGGTCAGAAAAGGGTACACCCTGTCTGAGTCAGCATCTCCCTTCCCAGTCTTATGCTCTAGCTGGACTAGCTTGTTACCATCACGCACAATCGTGTCGAGTTTACCGTAGATTTTATACTCGGTATTGTTCACGCTAGAGGTGACGCTAAACTCTCGTTCAGCTTCAGCCTCGACGATCTTATATGTATCGTCCTTGTAGTGCTTGGTATAGGCTAAGAATATGGCTGTCGCCTTAGCGAAGTCTATGGGAGTTGTCTTGGCTTTCTCCAGATACATAGCTTCGAGTCCCGCACGTATGGCGGTGGGATGATCCTTCATCGTTTAGTCTCCTGTCAATACCCCCGCAAAGGGGTAAGGGTTTTCATCTGTTATAGTACGCTCGTAATGCTCGGCTTGCCTCGCATCACTCGCTCGTCCCGCACCCCACAAAAGGGTGCAAGGGATAAGAGCGACAGTGACATACTGTTTCCTGAAATATTATACTAATCATTTCCTAAGCTGTGTCAATCACAATTCTCGGTATTTTTTTCAGGATCGTCCTCTTCTGTATCCTTATCGGTAGCAATACCAGTGTTCATTAGCCCTATTCCACAGTCTATGTCGGTTTTTGCAAATAAAAAGATTAATTTGGCAAATTTTAGGTCCCTCTCCCACAATCCGGTGGTTAATTCATCGTCGTAATGAATTATGTCGAAGCATTTGGTGATGCAATTATAGTCGGTCGCTGCGCCTGTCCTGATATAGAAGCGCATCTCACTGACCAGCTCACGGATCATTCCTCGGTATTTCCTAGTCCTAGTCATCTGTGTCCTCTCCTGTAAATATGTCTAGTCCCAATGAAAACCGCCTCTGCATCTCCTTAATCTTTTCCTTGTCAGCATGATGACCCATAGTATCGGTGGGATAGTAAAGCGATAGTGACCCAGGTGTGGGTACATGCTTTAAAATGGGGATACCGTTCACTATTACACTAGACAATTCGTTTATAGAGTTTGTTTCTAGGTCATCAATGATTGCTTGGGTATCGAGCCATAAACGGTTTTCCCAGTTTACATGATCATTCATCTGTATCCTCTCCATATACGTATACCTGGATTCCTACCACACCAGCAGCACTGAACAGTGTATCCCACATTAACTTGCGTTCGCCAGTGGTATAGTAGTGCCATGCCATACGACTAAAACCTGCTGTCTCGCATAGTTTAATCTTAGTCATCCCTTTATCAGTGCGTTTAGCCTCGATCATGTCGAATAACTGTCTCTCAGATTCTATATTAATCATTCGGTCGGTACTCTCTTTTTGCTAATGTAAATTTTACGTATTGATTCCTTGCCAAACTTGTTACCCAGTCGGTTCACATGTCCATAATCCTCTAAGACATCCGAGATTTCACGATAAGACAGACCTGCATCACGTAGTTTGTACACTCGACGACATATATCTGCCTCAACAGGACACAATCTGACGTACTTCGGTCGGTCAGGGTCTTTCTCCCAACCAAAGGGGGCTTTGAGGCCACACAGGCGGTCTTGGCTGCGCATATAGTCAAATGCTGCATTTGTCCTTTCTTTTATAACATCCAGCTCCCAGGCGGAAATCACACTAAACATATTTGCCACCATTCTCCCCCCCGCTGTACTCGTATCGATGCTATCCATAATGGCAATCAATTTCTTATCGCACTTGGCGAATGTATCCATTAGGTTAGCCCAATCCCTAATAGATCGGGATAGTCGGTCTAACTTAGTAATCACCATGCCGTCAATGTTGTCACTGGTAAGGTCAAACATAGCGTCACGTATCCCACGTCTGCGCAGGTCACGACCCGATTCGCCCTTGTCCTGATAGATACGAATCAAATCGTATTCCATCAACTCACAGTGAACCCGTATCTTAATACATTGGTCGGCTAGGCTTAGACCTTGATCGCCGGTCGATACACGAGCATATCCTATTACGCGCATCATACTTTCCACCGGATCTGCCAGCCAAACATGCCGGTTCCTTCCTCAAGTTGTACAGCCTGTACGCCTTTAATCTCGGATTTGATGTCGGGACAATCAGACAGTTCGATGTACTCGCCTGTATCTGGGTCATGTACCCACATTTTATGGTGCGCCTTCCATGTGTCACTATTCCAGCGGAGTCCATGGTCAATTGTCATATACACCTTGTATCCAGCAATATCGAATAGGACTTCCTCTTTGCCGTTGTTCTCTTTTATGTCATCGTGCAGGCTCATCGGTATCCTCCTGTTGGTTAATCGTTCGCCCCGCATTGATTACGTAGTTCGCAGTATCAGTACTCCAGCCATAATGGTCTGCAAATGTATCCACTGTTAGATAATCATTGAACCATCGCAAGTAGAGGTCTTCAGTCGATCTGATATGTGCATCGCACTGTGTATTCTCCCAATCATCAGAATGTTTCCCTGTTTCTGCATCAAACGTGGCGTGAAACTCTAACACCACTTGGCGGTGATAGGCGTGGGCTGCTAGTTTACGCATTGCCTCAATTTCCAGTGTGGCTGGGTCAGTACCAACAGGTGCTTCCACTGTTATCAAACTCTCAAGGGTAAAATCGTAGTTAATTTTCTTATTCATCGGTATTCTCCTGTAAGCGTGCTATTTCATCTAAACATGGATTACAGAATGTAACCCAACCTTCCACGAGCAACTCGTCTACGTCGCCTTGGGCCTTCTTGCATACGCAACAGATGTCTACCGGGATTTTTTCAGAGCCTGTAAACATAGGGTGTGCGTATGTTTTTATTATCTGTTCATCGGTCGTATCGTCGATGTAATAAACATGACCGTTTAGCTCGATGTACAGGACTAATGGTCCTACTTGGGTTATTTTTAAATTGGTATTCATAGGTCTTGTTCTCCTGTTAAATTATCGGTAATTGACTCTTGGAACAAATCCAAAAGCCTTAATCCATGCGCAACGTAAGCGCGCTTCACTTAGGCTACCATCGGTGTACTCACTGAGTTGGATCGAGATAAAACTAGCAAGCGACCAGCCCTGAGTATCAATGTCATCGAGTTGACCGTGGAATATCGCTGATTGACAGTACTCACTGTACTTTTCAACGTAGACCTGATGGTCGTAACATTTAGCGCAGACTTGGAATCCTCGACGATGGTAGTCGTCTAATTCGGATTTGGATTTGCAGCATTGACATTTGTTAATTAGTTTCATCGGTCTTAGTCTCCTGGTTTCGTTAAAGTTAAATGTGCCATCGTTCAGCAATAGGTTCAGCTAGTCGCAAAGCCTTAGCTGATTTATTCATAAGAGCATCGGAAACCGCATTGCTGGCCCTGCCACTGTCGCCAAACCATTGCAGAAGTTTCCGGTCATCGTTCATTGCGCGAACGTCGGTTTCCATTGCTAATAGTTGTTCTTGCACATTAGTGCAGTAAGTTAAAACATTCATCGGTATTAGTCTCCTAGTTTCGTCGGTATTGCTAACCAGTACAGC